AAATCACCAAACTGCTCGTAAAGCATCAGACTGCTTTTCCCTTTCAGATATCCCATAAAGCCGGATACACTCATTTTGGGCGGGATCTCCACAAGCATATGGATATGATCTGCACAGCATTCAGCTTCCAGAATCCGTACGCTTTTCCACTCACACAGCTTTCTCAAAATACTGCCTATTGCTCTACGCTTCTCTCTGTAGAACACCTGTCTTCGGTATTTTGGCGCAAAAACTATGTGATATTTACAGTTCCATCGGGTGTGCGCTAAGCTCTTTTCGTTCCCCATTGGGACCCCCTTTTGATTTCTTGTTTGACACTTGCAGTTGCCAGACCGCAAGGTGTTTTAACAAATCAAAAGGGGTTTTAATAACTGGCTCAAAGCTGAAAGCTTTCCAGAACCCCCAGCCTAGCTGGGGGTTTTCTGTGCACAATCAGTCAGGCCACCGCGGTGGCCTGATAACGTGTTACGGCAGCGCCGCGTGACTCAGGGCAGTGCCAGCAAAGGCATTTGCCTTTTTGTGTTCATCCACACTGTCAGGCCAGCGGATTGCCTCCGTCGCAAAGGTCCCCGACTTGTAATACGTCAGTACCGTCTCCGTGCCTTCAAGCGGCAGTACCAGTATGCCAACCGCACTACCGGCTTTCTGTCCATCCCAGACCACCAGTTTCCCGGTGGCTTCATCCAGCATCAGGGGCGTCAGAGCCGGTGTTGCAGAAGAAATCCCGCTGCTGCCTGTGGCGGTATGAGCCGGATCATTACCAGCAAAAATACGTACTTCCGCACGCTGTTCAGTGATGGTTTTCGTCACCATTTTGTTAAAACCTCATATTGATGGTCAGCACTGACTTCATGGCATGGCCATGAGCATTTTCACGTCCGCATCACCGTCTGCTGACGTCTGTGACACGCCACCCCGCACCGCTGCCGGTGAATGATTCGCCATGAAATGTTCAAACAGGGCGGTTGTGGATGCAGAGACCGGTTCGGCCTTACCTGATCCCGCAGCCAGCACAGCCCGGGCGTTCTCCACGGTCATTCCCGGGCAGGCCGCCAGTTTTTCAGCCTGCGCTTCTGCCCCTTTTGCCTCATCCAGGGTCATGATCTGATCACGAAGTGAGGGCCCGGCATTCGCCTGCGGTGAGGCAGCCAGGATCGGGCGGGCTTTTTCCACCGTCATCTCCGGCATCGCCGCAAGCGTTGCCGCCAGTTGTTCACGACCTTTCGCTTCTTCACACGCCATAATGCGCTCGGCTTCACTCTGCGCGGATGCCACCGGCTGCTGTGGTGCCGCCGCGGCCAGAATCGCCCGGGCCTGTTCAACGCTCATGCCCGGTTGCCCTGCCAGCATCGTGGCAAGCTGTTCACGTCCTTTCGCTTCCTGGCATGTCAGGATCCCCATCACTCGCTGGTTCTCCTGCGCGGCGGCTTCCGTTGCAGTTAATTGCGGCATAGTGCCTCCTCTGACATTACTGTTCAGCGCCGTGGCCATCACACTGATGGCATCCGACGCATTGATTAATTCATCCGCCAGCCCGGCCTCAATGCCGGACTGACCTTCAAAAACAGCGGCCTCTGTTCCCGTGACTGCATCAACAGACAGACCGGTAAACATCGCCACTTTTTCGGCAAACATCCGGCGCGCCGCATCAATCCGCTGCTGCATGTCCTGACGCACCTCTGCCGGTAAGGCTTCAAACTGATTGCCATCCACCTTATGCGCCCCGGCGTAAATCAGCGTGATATCCACTCCGGCCTGCGCCAGATGACCGGCATAGCTGACATGACTCATCATCACGCCAATGGAGCCGATACGGGATGTCTGGGTAACCAGCCGTCGGGAGCAGGCCGACGCCAGCAGCATGGCTGCAGAACAGGCCGTGTCATTGCACAGTGCCCAGACCGGCTTCTGCTGGCGGAGGCGGTAAATCATGTCAGCACAGTCAAACGCACCGGCGGCCTGCCCGCCCGGACTGTCAATGTCCAGCAGTACGCCCCGCACCTGGCTATCCGCCATTGCCTGCTGAAGACAGGCGACAATGCCGTCATAGCCTGTCATTCCGGAAAATGGCCGCATCCCCCCCAGCCGGTGCACCAGCGTGCCTGTCACCGGCAGTACAGCAATACCGTTCACCACCCGGTAAACACGGGCCGGTCGTTTACCTCCGGCCATGTACTCGTCCGTTTCAGCCAGCATTCCGGGAGCATCAAGCTGTACCTGCTGTTGTGGTACCGAAAGACTTGCTGCCCCCATCTCGCGCCCGAGCGCGCAAAAGAAAACCCGCGCATAGGCGGGCTCCAGAAGCAGCGGTTCATTGAATGCTGCGGCAATAATGTGTGAAAGATTACGTCTCACGTGGTGTTGTCTCCTCTTCCGGCCTGCGACTCTCCGCTATCTGCTGCTGATACGCCTGCGCTATCCACACCGGACGTGAGAGTCCGGCTTTTTCCCGCTCTGCAGATTCCCTGACCTGCTGGCGGAAAATGTCCTGATAATCCTCGCCCATCAGCGCCAGCTCTTTCTCATACGTGCTCAGTCCGGAATCAATACGCATCACTGATTCCTGAACCTCCTTGAGCCCGTCAATGGCCATTCTTCCGGCACCAATCCACTCAGCCCGCGACCAGGCTGAACGCGCCTGATAAAAATCAAAACGCGCCCGTGGCGGACGAATAATCCCCCGCAGAAGTGCCTCTTCCAGCCAGCAGGAAAACATCTGCGTGGCCAGCCGGGACGCTATAAATTTTCGTCGTCCCATAAAATAGCGCCACGACTCATTGGCGGAGGCACGGGCACTTGAATAACTGACCTTCGAGTAATCACGGGACAACTGTTCGTAGGAAACGCCAAGACCGGCGGCGATATACCTCAGCAGCGCCTGTTCAAGCGCCGAAAATCCATTGTCTGAATCCTGCGCAGTCTGCAGTTTCAGATCATCCCCGGGGAAAAGGTGCGGAATTTTGACACCACCCAGCGTCACGTTATTCGTGTCATACCAGCTGGAGAACTTCTCCAGAATATTAATAAGCGGATTATCCTTCTGCCCCTGCGGCGCACCGGCGATATATTCAAAGGCCTTTTCGGTATCAAGTTCACTTTCAATCGTCGCTGCATACATCGCCTTAACAATGGCTGACTGAAGCTGTGTTGCCTGCAGGGAATCGAGCATCTTCAGCCGTTCCATGACGCTGTAAAACTGGTTGGCCCCACGGGTCTGCCCGTCCTCCACCGGCTCGAAAATATGCAGCATGGCCGGACGCCCGGTGGGAAGTTCACGCGGGATCCGTTCCCATCGTCCACTACCAGAGAACGGAAAATCATCCTCACAGATATGGTACCCAACGGCACGCCCATATCGATCGACCTCCACCCCGGCCCGCAGAAAACGGTTCCCGATACCATGTCCTGGCGTGTCCACCCGTTTCGGACTCACGGCTTTAAAACGCGTACGAAACAGTTGCGTGCTCTCCGTATCCCAGACCGGCTGCACAAAGATTTCGCCGTTAAACGCATGAACGCCCACACCTTCACGGATAAATTCCGTAAACGTGCGTTTCCCTTCCACGTCGATCTCACCAAACATCCCTTCTGCGTATTCTGACCAGGCCGCCTCCACCTCATCGACAAAACTTTTTGCCGCGGTCTCCCGCATCCCCAGCCAGCGCCAGTTCGGGCGGTAGCTGATAAGAAACATATGCCCGACAATGTGATCCTTATGCAGGGCCACCGCATTGGCCGCTATCCCGTTATTGCGCACCAGATCATCTGCACGGGCATTCCCCAGACGCAACGCGGGCAGCAGGGCCGCATCGGCACTCTGCGAAGGTGGCAACCACTCTGCCATTTGCCCGCCAAATCCTGCACCGCCCCCGTTGTAGCTGAGACTCTCCCGAAGCGGAACGCCGTTCACATCAATCAGGACAGGCTTTCGTTTCATAACCTCACTCCCAGCGGACGACGGCGACGGCGGGTTGTCCCCAGTACCAACTCAGCATCATTGATCGCACGGTTAAGCTCATCCAGAGAGGCCGCCGTATATTCAATTCTGCGACCATCTTTCTGGACAGACACCACCCGTTTACCAGTTAATAAATCAAGGCGCGCCTGACGCAGCGCCTGCAGTTCAGCGACTGTAACCATTCACTCCTCCGGACAGCTTCGCTGCCAGTTCTTTAAGGGTTGGCCGGGTCGTCTCTTCTTCCCGGGATTTTGCCAGTACAGCCAGATCAAGCTGCCAGCGTTGCACGGACACACGTAATGCCGCGTAGGCATACACCAGGCAGTCCAGCGCTTCGTTACGCCGCTTTTTGTTATCCCACAGCAGACGCATCTTTCCTTTTTCCCACTTCTCCACAAGCTCTTCCGCGACCAGTTGCTGTGCCTCTGTCTGCGAAAAAATCTCCGGATCATCAGGAAAACGGATGGCATACAACGTGGCTTCATCCACAGGCGTGGGATCGGCTTTCATACGGGCATAGAGAATTTCTTTTGCGGTGTCCGTCCCCACTTCACACAGATACACGCCCCGCTGATTGCGGGTTTTTGGCATGGTGATCACCGGCTTGCCATAGACAGATGCGCCTTTTACCGGCAGCACCCGGAAAACACCGTGTTTTTTTGACCTCTGATAAACGATTTCGCCATCGATCCCCCCGGTGTCCCAGCAGACACGGGAAATGGTCATTTCGGTGCCATCCGCATGGCGGTATTTTTTGTTGATCGCCGCGTCCACACGTAACAGCGTCTCTTCCTCATCGGGACGCCCCATAATGATGATTTTATCCACCAGAAAGGCTTCCTCTCCCGGAGCCCATCCCCAGACATACATCTCAAAACGGTTTCGCTGCGAGTCAATGCCCGCCGTCAGATAAACCACCCGGACAGGTACCGCCGCCGTGTAATGAACAACCTTATCCATCAGCACCTGGTGATCGAGTTTTTCGCCCACGGCCTCTTCCCAGGTTTCGCCCAGCGTGGTGTTCACAAAGGTTTTCACGCCGTTGGGATCTTTCAGTGCATCCAGCCAGTCATAGACTATCTGTACCCAGGTGGTAAACGGACTGTACGCCGTCCAGATATGGAACGTGATGGAGCGCGGCGGCGGAATTTCATCACCCCGGGCGCTGAAAAACGTCAGGCCGTCACGGGTCCACATACCCGTATTTTCACAGATCCACCGCCCGTTACTCTGGTCCAGTTCAGACTGATGAATCACACAGCCATGATGCTCACAAAGGTAGAAAACGCTTTCGGGGCAGTCCTTCTCCCATTTAAGCCCAAAAGGCGTGGACTCATCGCCAAATTTCAGATACTGCTCCTCCCCACAGTGCGGGCAGGGCACATAAAAACGCATAAAATGCGCCGACTCGTTGGCCGCTTTTTCGATCTGGCAGGTGCCTTTGATTTTAGGCGTCGAGCCGCGAATGGATTTTGGCCATACAGAGCCCTCAATACGCTTATCCCCCAGCAGGGTTGGCGAGCCCTCTTTTTCGACATCCGGCTCGAACGAGGAAAGCTCGTCATAGCAGACCACGTCCACGGATTTTTCACGGTAGTTTTTTGCTGCCGCACCACCCAGGCACCAGAAACCCACACGTGACGTAAACCTTTTTAATGTCAGCGTGTTATCCCTGTGCTTACGCCCCAGCCAGGGGGAAAGAATTTTCAGACAGGGAACATCCCGTAATGTCGACTCCACATGAGACTTCATAAAATCTTCAGCGGCAGAATCCGTAGGCTGAAACAGAAGACTGTTACGATTTTTATGCTCAATAAAGTAACCAATAACGCCCATCAGCATTTTGGTGTAACCGACACGAGCTGATTTTATAAGATTAATCGTGCGGATCCGGTCATTACCCATGCAGTTCATTATTGCCACCTGAAACGGCAACGTCTTCCACCGCCCGGCAAGATAAGAAGACTCCGGAGGTAAATAATAATTTTGATCAGCCCATTCAACGGTGGTGACAGGCAGTGGGCGTAAAAGACCGCGAAGTGCCACGCTACAAACAACAGCAAAGTTATTTAGCTGCTTCTCTGAGGTATTCATCCAGCATCTCCGGTAACTTCTCTGCCGTTGATGCGCATCGGTTTGCCGCCTTTGCTATATCGGTTTTCAGGAAATCAAGCATGGCGGGCGTCAGTGCCGGAAACTGTCTCTGCATGGACAATGGAATGGAGTCAAGAATGGCAGAGATCTCCTGCGCCAGTCTTCCCAGAGCAAAAAGGCAAAACCCTGTATCAATGACCTGTCCACTGTCACGGGCATTTTTCAGTTCCTGTGCATCTGCCTGTGCCTTCGTCAGTCGGTAGCGTTCGTAATCAATGGTGCCGGGCTGAAGGTCAGATTCACTGGCAGCCCTCAAGTCTTCGACCTCTTTACGGAGTTTTTCATTTTCAATATCAGCTTCGCGCTGCGCATACCATTCGATCGCCTTCGCAGAATCAAAGATGACCTCAACGCCTTTTCCTCCACCAGATATCTGAGGGAGCCCCTGGGTTTGCCAGCGATCAATCGTGCGTATATCGACATTAAAAATTTCAGCAAGCTTCTTTTTATTAACATTCATTCAGCAATTCCTTATCAAAAATCAGTTACGACATGAAATGCCAAAAAAAACAGATTTTTCATCATTCTGATGTCGTTTCTTTCTTGATAGTTATTTAT